AGGTAGGAAGAACACCGGATAGGGCGTGTCTTTCTTCCCGGCCCTGTTGTCATGCGTGACAAGGCTAATCGCAGGAACGTTAATACCCATTACAAGCCCGCCACGCCGCGCAAAAACGGCGTTATTTGTTGACTTTTTCCGCCGTTTTTGATATACTAACGGTAGGTTGATAGCTGATATATTTTCATCGGCGGAACCCGCTTCGCGTCTGCTCTCCCAAGCAAACGCGGGGCGGTTTTTCTTTATCCAGTTTTCACGACGGCGGGGGTTCAGACCTCCGCCGCTTTGTCTTTGTCTTCCTGCGCGATCTGCGCCGCGTCCTGCTTCGACGTGAACAGAGAAGCCACAGTCGCGCCCAGCGCTTCGCCCCAAACTTCCACGGGGTATTCATTCAGGGCATTCAAAATTCTGTCGCTTGCGATAAGAACAAGCTGTGCGCGGTCCTCTTCGGCGACTTCAACGTTTTTCTCTTCGTCGTCCTCTCCGGGGACAGATACCAAGATTTCGGATTTCAGATAGCAAAGCGGGCGAACGCCGCCGTCGCCGACGCAAGCGCCGTCCCAGATCAACGCGCCGGAGGAATTGACGTAGCGGACGTGGGAAGAGTATTCGGGGTTGCACGTCCACGGGGTCAGGTTCCAGCACCACGCGTCCACGCGCGGGATAATGCCGCGGAACATTCGATACAGTTTGTCCGACAGCAAAGCGATTTTGTCGGTGGCGGTTCCGTAGTCGGTCATACCGTCATCGGCGGTCAGGTCGCTTTCCCAATCGAGGAACGCCGCCCGGTCCGCGCCCTCTGCAACCAGCGCGTCGAGGAACGCGCCGTTCAGTTCGCGGCGCAGGGAAGAAGAACGCCAATCGTTCTTGTTGTCTTCGTCGAAAGCGCGTTCAAAGACGGGTTCGGCGGAAATCGCAACGGTCCCGTCGCCCGCGTACAGCTTGACCCACTCAATGCCGCCGTACAGGAAGCGCCCGCCCGTTTCGATCTGTGAAATTTTCTTCATGGTTTAGTCCTCCTCATATTCCGGCTTGAAGCCGTTCTTAATGTCCGTGATAAGGTCCCGGACCGTCCGGGAAAGGCAATAATAGAAAACCGGGAGGAAGAGGGCGAAAACCTCTCCGCCGACGGCGAAATAGCCCCGGTAGGCCAGCGCACGGGCCGCGCCCTCACGAAACAGCATAATTCCGGCAATCGTCAGGGCCGCATACTTCACGATAGCCCACACGGGGACCGGGCGGCGCTGGGCGATTTTCCGGGACTTCCGCCGGGCGGTCATTTGCCCGGCTTCAACGGTGATTGTGATAATCTCTTGTGTCATTTCGGTTCCTCCACTTCGATTCGCTCCGCCGCCGCGATCATAACGGCACGTCCGTTCTTGTCCAGCAGTTCACCTTGTACCAGCAACCCGGTTTTGTCCGGGGTCTTGCGGTAAATCACCGCTGTTACTCGCTGGTAGGTGATGCCGTTGTACCGTACCGGGCGTTCGTCCATGAACGCCCGCTTCAAATCAGCCGTTGTCACGGGACACACCGCCTTTCCGGGAAATCTCGTATTCGGCCCCGAAACGACGGCGCTTGCACCGCCAACAGGTGATTTTCATATTCACGCCGCCGCGGACACGCTCAATATCGTGTTTCCCGGCTTTCTTGATTTCGAGGAAGCAGGGCAAGCAGAATTGACGTTTCATGCTGTCACCGCCTTTATGACCCGCAAATAGAACGCTTCCGGTGTTTCATCGGGCGGAACCGTCAGGCTGATTTTGTGGAACTGCTTTCGGCACTTCGTACACTCCCTGCGTTCAATCGCGCCAACCGTCCAAATGTTCACGCTTCCGCCGCTTCCAAAATGGTTGTTCATTTCGCCGCAGAACGGGCAAATCTCCAACAGCCCATTGTGTACGATCTGTCCGGCGCTGTCGTAAATAATTCCGTTTGTTGCTTCTTTTGCGATGTGCTTCCCGTTTCTCTCCACGTTTTCAACCTCCTTGTTTCCAAATCGCTTCAACCTGCTTCCGGCAGTATTCCGGGCCGTTCAGGTTGACCCAATCACTGATAATGGCGCGGTCTTCGTCTTCACGGTGTTTGTCGATAGCCTTGAAGTTCTCTTGCAGGGTGTCCGGGTCAAAGTATTTCACGCTGGAACCCGTACCGTGGGCCAGAACCACGCGAACAGCAATACAAGCCGCGTCCGCGCAAATTTCGATACGCAGGTTTCCAAACTCCATGAAGTACGCGCCGACGAATGACGTACTTTTCGTCAGACCGCGGGCGGTCCCGAACTCCTGCATTGCAAGGGTGCGGGCCGTCTTCGCCGTCAGCTTGACCCCGCCGTGTTGCTGTTCCTTTCGGCTCATACCTCCGCCGCCTTTCCGCTTTCCTGCGACAGCCACCAAAGCGGATTGTTCCGCTTGTCCTCATACGGGCAAGGGCTACCATCGTCACAACTGACTTTCCCGCACCCGGCACAATACTTCCGCTGGAATTCTTCGTCCCACGGCGCTTCAATGACGGGCAGGCCCCGCAAGAAAGCGCCCAGCGTTTCCGGGTTCTTCGTGATTTCTTCAAAATTGTTCACCGCGAAACCTCCTTTACGAATTGACCGCGGATTTGCCACGGCGTTTGAAGTTTTCTTGTACGCGCTGTTGTGCAAGAACGGGGTTGTATGCTTTCCGCAGGTTGCGGTCAAGCCCGCCCGTTTCGCCGCGCTTCAACTCCCGGTAGACGGTAGCCGTTGTCACGCCCAGCCCGTCGGCAATGTCCGCCACCCGGTCGCCGTTCAGGTATCGCGTGGAAATCTCCTTGCGGTCCTGAAAGTCTATATACCTGTACTGCCGCACCATTTCACCCCGTTTCTTTTCACCGTTGCGGCTTATTCTTCGCCTTTTGCTTTTTCGACACGCGCTTTCAGCGACACATACCAGCAATAGGCGCTTGCGACGTGCGTAATAATCCGCACCAAATCCGGCTTTGTTGCCGATTTTGTCAACTTTTCGGCAATTCTGTCCGCCGCCATGCTGTCGAAAAATGCGCCGTCAATCAGCGAAAGAACCGCCGCCGTTTGGAAACTGTCTGAAATCGGCGTGTAGTAACCGTCCAGCCTTTCCCACATTTCCGCAAAGAAAACAAGTTCGTTTGGTAGTTCTTCATCGTCGCCATAGTCGGCGTATTCGTCAGGATAGCAATATTCGCTTATGAAGTTCCTGATTGCTTCCATCGTCATTTCGCCGCGCCCGCCGTCGATGTCCTCCCACGAAAGCGCTTCCGGCCTAAAAATACAGCCCATTCCTTACCACCTTTCCGGGAGGGGCGGCAGGCTTTCGCCGCCCCTCCGCTTTTTTATTCGTAGACAGGATAGAGGGAAGCATTTTTCATCAACCAGCACCGCCCGGCGCAGTCAAACCGAATGAAATTCCAGTCGGTCGCGTCGTAGTACGGGGTCCCGATGATGCGGACCCGGCTAACCTCGAACCCGAATTCTTCGCAAACTGCAACGCGGGCTTCCGCTTCCGTGATTTCCTGCGAACAGTTATTGACCGCCCATTTCTGGTGAACCGGCGTGTCTTTTCCCGTTCCGATCTGATACGCGATGATTGCTTCCGGCTTTCTCAAGCACCACATGAAATACGCATATTCCATCAGCGCACCCGCAGTCAGTCGCCCGGCCTTGATGTGTTCCGAAATGACCCGGTAAACCTCCTGCAAGGTGTCCAGCTTGCGGCCCCTGCATTCCGCTTCCGCCGTGAACTCTTCCAGCGTTAGGGCGATTCCGTGGTTCGCTTTCCATTTGCGGTCGTACCCGGCTTTCAAGTCTGCTTCCGTTGCGAACATATAGCCGCGGTCAAGGACGAACTTTTCAAAGTCGGTCAGCTTCGACGCGTCGGCGTTCGCTCTGATTCTCTCCGCCAGCAAATCGCCGTATCCCGGCCCCGCCTTTTTGTCCGTTTCGGTGGCCCGCTCGTTTTCGTCGTAAATCCGGCTTTCGGAATGCTTGTCGCTCCAAAACTCGACGCGGCCTTTGTCGTTCACCTCGTAGAACGTGCCGTTCTCTTCGGTGGAATAGGTCTTGTGAATCACGTCGTTTTCCATCGTGGATTTCTCGATGTAGTGAACTCCACCGATGATTTCGGCTTTCGCGGCTTCGTACTCTTCAAAAGAAACGTGCTTCATTTTCGCGTCCTCCTTGTGCTTTCGGGCTTTTTATGGTAAAAAAAATAAATGCGATAGAACGCGTACCCGTCATTCGACGTGGTATTTGTTCTTTCGCATTTAATATTACAAGCCGCCAAATCCAAAAAAATTTGAAATTCCGCTTGACAGAAGCCTATGCGTATGGTATTATACTTCTCGCAGCGTGTGCCGAACGCACACTGCCGCCAGATAAGTACCCCATGGGATAACAACGTGCGCCCGTAGCTCAGGTGGATAGAGCAACTGCCTTCTAAGCAGTGGGCCGGGGGTTCGAGTCCCTTCGGGCGCATATTATGTGGTGCCTTTAGCGTAGTCGGTTAACGCGCCAGATTGTGGATCTGGAGACCGTGGGTTCGAGTCCCACAAGGCACCCTGCTAGGAATCAGACCGGAAGCCGAAAGGTTTCCGGTCTGATTTTTTGCTTTTCTGGCCCATTTTAACACGTATTTTCGTTGCTTTTCCGCTTTCTGCCGAAAAGTACAACTTTTTTTGAAATTGCGCTTGACAATTCCGGATTCCATGGTATAATAACTAATGTTCCGAGCCGAACGGCCCACGAACAAAACAGAATATGCGGATATGGCGGAATTGGCAGACGCGTTAGATTCAGGTTCTAATCGGGGCAACTCGGTGGAGGTTCAAGTCCTCTTATCCGCACCAAACCATGAAAATCCGAACCTTTTCTCGATAGGAGAAGAGTTCGGATTTTTTGTTTTCTTCGGAAAGCAAAATGAAGGCTCCTTCCCGACGGCTGTGTGTCCAAAACCTTATCAGAAGAAAGACCGTATCACAAAGGTCACAACTGTAAAGGTGCCGTAAGGCAGAAAGGACACAAACATGAAGTACGATACAAGAGCTTGCCATTTCAACATGGACACCGGGTGCGTGGAACTGCTGCTCCGGGATGGGAGAAAAATCTCCATCGACTGTACCGGGGTCGAGGATACGTTGGATGTGACTATGGCGCAGAGGTCTGAACTGGACTACCTCATCTATAATGACCCGCTGGCGTATGCTGAGCTGATTCTGAACGGCGAACCGGGGGAATATTTGAAGAACGTGGCGGGAAGCCACGGATTAGAGGACTAAACACAAAAACAGGGCGCGTCCACCCGGACGCACCCTGAAAAATCCACACACGATAAGTAAGGCAGGGAGTTCCCCGACGGGAACTTCCTGTTTTTCTTTGGTTGCAGCAATATGAGCCTGTTCCGCCTGCCATGCAGCAAACTCCCGTTGACCTTCCTCGCTGTTCCAGCAGGCAAGGATGGCCGGATAGAACGCCCGTGCCAGACGGTCAATGACTTCATCAGG